TTCAGCACACCTTCCACATCCAGTAACGTATAATGAAATCAACGGCTCCCACGGAAAGAACGGCGGAATTCCAACGATTTGATACGATTGGTATACCATTGGAATACCATTCGCCACGGATTGTTTGTTGGAGAATGTTGGAGAATGGAGGATGCTGAATGCCTAGGATAAGGAAAACCGGAGCGGTCTACCCCATCCGCCACGAGCAGCGGAAGACACTCAAGGACGGCACGGTAAAGACATACGTGAACTGGCAGGCCAAGGTGGACGGCCGATGGGTGTCCGCCAAGACCTACAAGGAATGCGACAGGAAGATAGCCGAAGCCCTCAAGGAGAAAACCGAATGGGGCATGGGCGTAGACCGCGCCACCCGGCTCGGCGAGTACGCGGAACGATGGTTCGAGCTGAAACGACGCGACCTGAAACCCAAGTCCATCAACAACTACGCGAGCCTCATAAGCGTGCACCTGTGCAAGTACGCGAACGAGAAGCTGGGCGAAGTGACCGCCTCGGCGGTGCAGCGCATGATAGCCAACATGCGCAACCTCGACGGCACCCCATGCTCGTACAACCGGCAGTTGGGTTTCTACAACATCCTTAACCAGATATTCAAGGCGGCGGTGGCCGACCGGCTGATACCCACCAGTCCGGTCACCAGCGCGGCAAGGCCGAAACGCAGGGACATGGGATTGGCCGGGGACCGGCGCACCATCAACGGGCCCGTGGCCGTGCCGGCGGACAGGCGCAGCGGCACGCAGGACCGCAAGGCGTTCACCGTGGAGCAGATGCAGGACATGCTCGAAGCGTCCTCCGACGACCTGTTTCTGGGGGCACGCCAATGGTGGCGTCTGCTCACCGGCATGAGGCAGGGGGAGATACTGGGAGCCACGTTGGACGATCTCGACCTGTGGCGGGACAAGACGTTGGAAACCCCGGACAGCGGCGAGATATGGATAGGCACCTACACGGTGAACTGGAAACTGGAAAGCCTCGACAAGGAGCATGGGTGTGGGGAGCCCGGCAGGGACGGAAGATACCCGTGCGGCTTCAAACGGCCTTCGAGCTGCCCCCGATACCGGTGGCGGGTGCCGGACGGATACGACATGATACACCTGTGCAAGGGGTACGCTTTGACGCCGCCGAAGTCCGCGAGGGGCAAGGTCGTGCCGATAATCCCCCAGTTGGGCACCGTCGTGCACCGGTATCTGGAGGCCACGGAGAATATCATCCCGAACCCGTACAACCTGATATTCAGGACGCGCGAGGGTATGCCGTTGGCCGCGTTGGATGACAGGGCCGGTTTCCGCGACCTCATGCGCAGGGCGGGCATACCCGACTACGAGAACCGGTACGGGCATGAATGCCGCAACTCCGTCGTATCGCTCCTGTTCCACATGAAGGTTGATCCCGGCATCATCCAACGCATCGTCGGCCATTCGAGCATAGCCATGAGCGAGCATTACCGCACCGTGCCGGTGGAGGATTTGATGCGAGGCATGGAGACGATAAGCGACGGGCTTGGCCTGAAACAGATCGAATGGAAGGCGTGAACTGGCGCGCCGAAACTTGCCGGCCATACAATGGAAGAGTAAGTTAATCACCTTGAATGTCCAGCGGAAGGAACGTTACGGAGGCGCACCATGACAAGCATATTCGACGTGGCCGCTTACGTGCTGGACAAGCTCGGCGTCATGACCACCATGAAGCTGGAAAAGCTCTGCTACTATTCACAGGCATGGTCCCTCGTATGGGATGAACGGCGTCTGTTCCCCGAGCGATTCGAGGCATGGGCCAACGGCCCGGTGTGCCCCGACCTATACCATGCGCACAAGGGCATGTTCAAGATCACGCGCGGCGATATTCACGGCGACCCGTCGAACATAGACGAAGACGGCACCAGCACCATAGACGCGGTGTTGAATGCCTACGGGAAAATGGGAGCCTACCAGCTCAGCGAGCTTACCCACAGCGAACGCCCGTGGAGGGATGCGCGAGGCGATCTCCCGCAGGGAGCCATCTGCAACACCGAGATAACTGAAGCGGCCATGGCCGAATACTATGGGAGCCTTACCGACTAGTGGGCCACCGCAGCAAAACCAAGAGCATCAAGGCCAAAGCCCCGAGCTCTTCAAAACGTGTGCCCGCGCATCACGTGGCGAAAAGCTATCATGTCCCCGAATCCGCCACGGAGATTCCCAAGGATTCCGTGAACCGTCGCATCGTATTCCGTTTCGACTGCGTTGACCTTGAGGCCGACTGTCCATGGTCGCTCGCGCACATGAGCGACGAGGAGCATCGACTGCTGCTGTTGAAGATGCGTGACTTCGAAAAGGCGACGGTGGGCGAGATCATTAGCCCCTCATATCAGGCGTTCACCTGCTACCCTGATTTCACCCAATGCCCCAACCAGACGCCACAGGACCGGCTGGCGAAATACTATGAACGCGAAGGCGATGCGTTGGCCCGGTTCCGCTTGGGCGGAACCGAACGCCTGTACGGTTTCCTTGTAGGCAATGAGTTCCATATACTCTGGTGGGACCCGAACCATGAGGTATGGCCCTCCACTAGGAAACACACCTGATCATCATATTGTAGTGGTATACAAAATGGTCCCGTCCTCCAATACAGGAGGACGAGACCATGGCCTGATATCAGTTCAAAGTGCCTGTGACCACATTCCGTTTATAGTTGCCGTTTCCGGAAGTATTGTTTCCGTCCATTGCAATCCACTGCGCGGGAACAATCTTCTTGCCGGCGAGCGAACCGTCATCCTCGATCGTGGCATCCAACATTGCCGTCGCGCCGGGCAACAGTTGCGCCGTCGTCCCCGCCTGTCCAGTATCGACGGAGTTTCCCGCTTGGTCTTCAATGCTGAAGTTGATGAACACATTGCTCAGCTGTGTATTGAGATTGTTCTTCACGGTGATGCTGACATTGCGGTAACCGTATTCAGAACCCTTGTCCTCGATGCTAATAATCTCTATCCCATCAGGAACTGTAGTGGAATTGTCTTCGGGCTGGTTTTGGTCACTCGAATCGGATGGCGCCGCTTGGGCTTTTGCCGCATCCAGTTCTCGGGTCAGCCTTGATATCTCGCTTTTATCCGCAGCCAGCTCTCCTTCATACGAGAATCCAGCCCAGAACATCCCCACCATCAGCGCAATTAGGATGCCAACTATCATCAAGACGAATACAGGAATAGGCAAGTCAATTGTTTTCCTCTTCTTTGGGGGTACATGGCTGGGCTGGGTGGGCGGCATGATTGGCTGCTGTTGCTGGCTCATCGTTCTCTCCATTCTCTTCGTTGCTGATGTAAGTTCAGTTTATTGGCAACCCGCAGGTTCGATTGCATGAAACGCGAATAGGATGTCATGCGGCTCTTGCGGCGATGTTGTCGTGTAGCCAGTGCCGGTAGTCCTGCAGGACGTTGACGGTTATCCGCAGTTCCTGGGCCATTGCGTAGGGTTCTCCCTCATACAGTTCCTCGGCGTGCATATATTCCACGGGGTTTATCAACGCCAACGCGGTCTCCTTGCGCGTCAGACACTCCTCCTTCTCGCGGCTCAATAGTCTGAGTCCGTCATCGAAGTGCCTGGCGTGGATAAGCTCATGCTGCAACGTGCATACCAGCTGCTCCATGCTCATGGTGGGGTCTATGAACGCGGTACGCGATACTGGGTCGTATTCCCCGCACTGCGAACCATCGAATGTCTTATCCTCTATGAGGACTCCCACGTGACGTGCCTCAAGGGTGAGGTCAGTCCAAGTCTTCACCGCGACCAGACTCCGCTTGCTTGTTCTTATCCTTATAGGCCGCTCTCTCGATCTCGATTTTCTTGCCCATGACCTTTTCAAGCTGGGACGCCACCGAGGCTGTCTCGGATACCGGCTGGCGCAAGGTTTCCTTGGTGAGGCGAGCCAGTTCGATCATCAGCGAACGGCCGGTGGTGCCGGTCAGAGAAGCCAATGCGTCGATGTCGTCAGTGTCTATGGCACGCTTGGCGGTAGTGCGGTCGTTGACATACGGCTGGGTTCTTCCTAGCACTTCGGCAAGCTGGTACTGCTTGACGCCGTGTGCCTTCATGTATGCCTTATATTCAGCAGCAAATGCTATAGCAAAGGCGCTGAGCGGCTTGTAATCTTCTTTCTTTGACATACCTCAAATATAGCATATCCGATACGGCGTGTCGTGGTTTGACGAAAAAATAGCATATACTATTATTTAAAACATGAGCAGCACACAGAAACTTACAGCAGCCGGACTTCGGTACCAGCTCTTCATCAGGAACAAAAGCCTTAGGTGGATGGCATCGAAACTCGACTGGGATGTGAGCAAGCTATCCCGCCGACTCAAGGGAACCCCGGCCTTCAACGTCATCGAGATTGACCGAATAACCGAAATCCTCGGAATCAGCTTCGAGGAACTGCTCACCATCCCAGTGGACATGCATGAGAAGTTCTTCGGCGCTGAGACGCCTGACTTGGAGGTGACGGCATGACTCAGAAGGAGAGTCGCTCACACCTCTACATGATCTGGTCAAGCATGAAGCGCCGTTGCGAGAACCCGAACATGCCGAACTACAAGTATTACGGTGCGAAAGGCATCAAGGTTTGCGGAGAATGGCATTCATTCCCGAAATTCAAGGAATGGGCTAAAGCCAACGGTTATGTTGACGGACTCTCGTTAGATCGCATCGACAGCAGCAGGGACTACGAGCCCGATAACTGTCAGTGGATGACGCTCAGTGATAACGCCACCAAATCATTGGAACGAATAGTCACCGTCGATGGGGTGGAGGGGAATGTTCGAGCATGGGCCAAGTTGCTTGATTGCAGCCCTGGCAACATCTCCTATCACATTTACGGCAAAGGCGTTCCAGTTGAGGAGTTCATTAGACGCCGAGCAAGATACGGGAAAAACCAGAGAGTTGTTCGGAACCCATCTGAGAGGACCGTGAAAGCCATGAGGCGTTTGAACCGCAAACTGGTCGAGCTGACCGAATCGGTCGGAGCCTTGCAAGGCGAACTTGACTTCTCTGAAGAGCAGCGTCTTTCTGAGTCTCCTGTATTGGAGGTAACAGCATGAGTCGTCACAGTGAAATCACGGTCGGGGCGACATTCCCGGAGGACTTTCGGAAAAAATTTCTTGAACTTGTCGGGGAGTTCGATGACACAATGCTCCCCGAGCAGACGCCAAGCATCGAGTTCGACTGGAACGGCAAAGGCGAAGCGCTTATCACCTACCGGAAAATGGTGGTGGTGGACGCCGCCAAAGCAAAGGAATGGATTGACGGCGCTCTGGCGCATGTCAGCGAGCCGGGGGAACAAGAGCCGTCACAAACTCCGTCTCCCCGTTCGAGAAGCGAATAGACAACCCCTTGTGCCCGGACAGGAAAGAGCTGGCGGCTTTCAACTCCAAGCTCTCTCCCGGCTTCACCACGAAGGGAAGCTCCTTGCCCGAATCCCACGGACGAGCGAACGGACTGACGTTTCCTGAGTAATCAAGAACTTGAATCACAGTCAACGGCTTGTCTGAGATATTGCGAACCGCATAGCATTCACCGTCCGCACTGTAGGGCTTACTCCAATACTCCATATTCACCTCCTCTCCGAAAGAGAACACCATGAACACATCAAATCGTAGCCCAGCAGTCAACGAGGCGAAGAATGAAGCCCCTGAGATTTACAGCGGAAAGGTAGGAGTGGAGATCGTACCGGACATGCGCAAGCTCAGGAGCTTCGCCAAGGACTTCATCGCCCTCGTGGACAGTTACTGGCCGGAGAACCCCGGTGGAGTAGACGAACGCGAGCAAGCCTCGCAAGCATCATGGAAGACGCCTTGCCGCAACGTTCGTCTGATGATGGACCGATACGAATCGAAGAATCATGTACAAGACTAAGTCCAAGACCAATGAGCATGGGGAACATGTCTATGACTCCCCTGCTATCGGCAAGGTGATGTACGACCCGTTGGAGGCGGATGTCACGAAGACCTTTGAGGCCCACATTTTCAAAGGTGAGGCGCATCCGGGATACGTAAAGGTGACGGCACCGCTTTCCGTATGCGAAAAACTGACCCCGGAACAGGCCCGCGAGATAGCGAAAGCACTCAATGATCTGGCGGATAAGGCCGAATCCTTTCCGAAGGAACTTAACCCGATAGGCAGGTGGCGATATGAGTGACGGCAACTATTCGTATGTCTCGGATTCGTCGGAGCGTGTTGCCAACGAGCTGAACATTCTCAACACGTGGATGGCTCAGATCGTGGAAACCGGGCTTCCCCAAATCTCCGCGCAGTTGGCGGAAATCTGGGGAGAACAAGCCAAGCGTCGTGAGTCAGACTCCGAGTTTGTCCAGACGGTCGGAAAGCTCGCGCTGGTTGGCGGTGATAACGTCAATGGCCTTGGCTGTGGAGTCCATCGACGTTTTGATGTGTCTCAGCCAGGTCTCGGCGTTGTTGGAGGCGTTCAGGAAGCTCATGTCTCCCCTGATCTCCCGAGCCGCTTTTTGAAGCGCGTCGATGTCGGTCATTTTTCATTCTTCCTTTCGGGTTTGGCATGTGGTTTGGCGATTACAAGCCTAATCCGAAAGGGCCTTTAAACGATATTCACAAGAAAGAGAAAACAATGGTCAGCCAAAATCGTAACCTTTCCCAGAAGCTCGTGGTCGAGGAACGTCACACCCGTGAATACTTCACCGGCAACGTCACTGCCGAAGGTCTTATCAACGCGGAAATCGACACCGATTACGGTGCCCGCCCCCTCACTCCAAGTCAGGCGCGTTTCGCCGCCAAGGCCCTTGAAGACCTGGCCGACTGCGCCGACGAGAAGAACGAGGAATAACAAGTCCTGCCGCAGTGGGTCGTTTTTTATCCACCTATCGACTACAGGCAAATAAATACCATACTGCGATCTACTGCGGCAACCATCGGCCGGAACCCTTCGGGGTGTCTGGACACGCACCATCGTCACCGCACCATAGGACTCGTCATCCATCTCTCACGGTTGGTCAACATTGCAACACGGTGACGGCAAGGACGTTCTCGGTTCGAATCCGAGCCCGGCCACGCGGAAAGGACATGTCATGAACAGGAAAACGTATGGGGCTCACTGCTCCGGCTGGCAGCATTCACCCGATGAACGCCGGCACCGGCATGAGAACACGAAGACAATCACTTGTCTGACGTTGGCGGCGACAGGGTTCCTGATTCTCTCGCTGCAACCCTATGCGGGCCCGTGGAGTATTCTCGCAGGCTTCATGTGCTGTTCGCCCGTCATGCTCTCGTTTGCTCTGTCGAAAGGAACGCAAAAATGATCTGGTTCATACTCGCCGTAATACTCCTGCTCATCGGAGTCGGCATGATAGCCGTCGCACTCGCCAACGGTGGCGACGGAGCCGGTTTCGGCTTCATTCCCATCATCGTCGCCGCACTGTTGATGATTCCGGCATGCCTATACTCGCTGGACGTAGGCGAGGTGGCCGTCATCCGCAACATGGGCGGCTCCGTCGCCGGCCATGCGGAGAACGCGGGCTTCCATGCGAAGGCGCCGTGGCAGTCGGTCATCAAATACGATACGCGCAACAACCTCATCAACTTCTTCAAGGACACCGACTACAAGTACGACGGCGGCAGCGCGGAAGGCAAGGAGGTCACGGTCAACGACCGTAGCGGTGCCAGCGCGAACATCGACATTCAGGTCAACTATTCGCTCGACCCGTCCGCCGCCGAAATGCTCTACTCGGAATACGGCAAGCAGACCACGTTCACGCAGAACTATATCGGCAACGACCTGCGCAGCGTGGCCCGTGAAACCTCCGGCAAGTTCGACACGATCACGATGCTCACCGACCGTGGCAAGTACACGAAGGCCGTGCAGGACGCGCTCACCTCGAAATGGAAGGGCATCGGCCTGACCGTCGAACAGGTGTCCGTGCAGGACATCCGCTACCCGAAGTCCATCACCGACAGCTACGCGCAGGCCCAAGCCGCCGAGGTCGCCAAGCAGAAGGCGAAGAACGAGCAGGAGACCGCGAAGGTCGAGGCCGAGACGAAGCGCATCAAGGCGCAGGGCGAGGCCGACGCGAACAAGGTGCTGAACGATTCCCTGACCGACAACGTGCTCCGGCAGCATTACATCGACGCTTTGAAGAACGCCGACCAGCTGATTGTCACACCCGAGGGCTCCAACACCCTCATCCAACCCAGATGATTCTTCCGGGCGGGGTTCTTTATTCTTTTACTTCCTCGTCCGGTGGCAGCCAAGCGCATGGTGCCGCACCTACGAAGCCTTCCAATGGTCATGGACTTCTCCAAGGTGCACCGGGTTCGACTCCCGGCTTGGCGCTCAGAAAATTTAACCCCTTCGCGTCCTGCGTCGGAAAACCAATACAAGGGTTTTCGGACGTGTCAGCACCGGCGCAGAAGGACAACCAAACAATCAAGCCCAGTGAAGGGAAACAATCATGGAACTCACACCATCAGACCAGATGAGACTGCTCAACGAGGCCCGTGGACTATTGCCGCAGGGCGAGCTCGAACACCGCGCGAGGCAGATACTCGACTCATATACGCCGAACCAGCAGCCCGCGCCACAGACACCGGGCTCCCCGCGACTCATCATCAGCGACTTCCTCCGTTCGAAAGGATTCGAGCCGATGAGGAAAAGCGCGTTGCACTTCGGTTCCCGTTTGGCCGAGAACTACAAGATGAAGTTCGGCGCCTACCCGCCCAAGCACGGGAAGACCTACATCTACTACGAGATCGACCGGCCTCTCATGGAGGAGACGTGGGCTCAGATTCAGACGGAGGACGCCGACTGATGGCATCTGATTTCAACTCCATCGCCAAAGCCATCCGTTATCTCGGTGATTGCGTCCGTTATCTCGCTGACAAGTATGTGGCCGTGAACGATCGCGTGTACTCGGATTGGAACGAGGCCTCGAAGGTCGTGGGAGACGTTGGCCGTGACCATGTGGCCGATTATGCGGAGGCCTCTCACAAGCAGGGTAAGTCGCGTACTTGGCGTCACAGTCACCTGATGGAACGCGAGGAACAATTGTCCATGCAGTCGAGGGGTTCTCATGTTGACCCCGAATGATGTCCGGCATAGAAAGTTCCGCACGTATCGTTCCCTGCTTTACGGAGAGGTCTACGACGTGGAGGACGTTGACGATTTTCTCGACTTGGTGGCCGACACCATCAAGGTTTTAGGCAAGGAAGTACTCAAAGCAAGAAAGGAGGGGCAATGACCGTCGAGCAGATGACCGATGACGATTACTTCGCGTTTGACGCGGTGGACCAGACCGCGTTGAAGAAGTATCTGGTCAGCCCGTTGGCGTATTCGCAGTATCTGACCGGCGAGCATTCGTCCTCCCCCCAGTTCGAGTTCGGGAAGGCGGCTCACAGTCTCATATTGGGCAGTGGCCCCGAGGTGCTGGTGAAACCGAACCTACGCACCAAGGAAGGCAAAGCCAGGTATGCGGAGACATTGAAACTGCATGAGGGCGAGGATATCGTATGGCTTTCCCCCGATGATGTGGAGAAGGTCGAGGCCATGCGGGACATGGTTGGAGATTTCTTCACGAAGCTGGATGGTCAGCCGGAGGTGGCGATGATCGCCGCCGACCCTGATACCGGATTGTTGATTAAGGGCAAGGCGGACTGGTTGCCGTCCACTCCCGACCCGGATGGTGTGCTGCGTATCCGTGATTACAAGACCACGGTGAAGTCGCCGGACGAGTTCGAGCGTTCCTGCTGGCAGTACGGGTATCACATTCAGGCCGCGTTCTACATGCGTCTCTACCGGTTGACGATGCCCGAATATAAGGGGCCGTTGGGTTTCGAGTTCGTCGTGCAGGAGAAGAACCCGCCGTTCGACTGGATGCGCTACGAGATTCAGGAGGATTCGCCCATCATCACCGAACTGGCGGAACCGAAGATAAACCACGCCTTGCAGGGCATCAGATGGTTCCGTGACAACACGGAGGACCCGTTGGAGGCCATGAGGGCCTACGGGTTGCCTAAATACCCGAAGGATGTCGTGTTCCCCGACTGGAAGCTGTTGGAGGAAGAGGAGGAGATTGAATCATGGCGGTAATTAAGAAGGACGCTCGGGGCGGTCGTGGCACGTATGCGACCCTGGCTCAGGTCGTGAACTATGTGGACGAGCAGGGGTTCGACCTGCAATGGCCGACCCAGTTGGTTGACGGACGCCTGTATGTGGATACGGCCGTCAGGAAGAAGGGCACGGACAAGTGGATTGCCAGTAATTGTCTTATCCCGGTCGAGGTGGGTGATTCGCGTGGCATGAGCGTCATGCAGGCCCTCGGTTCCGCATTGACGTATGCGCGACGATACAGCACTTGCGGCGCGTTCGGACTGGCGACCACGGATGATGACGGTGAGACGAGCGGCTACAAAAAGCGTTCTGTCAAGGGTATGACCGACGAGCAGAAAACACAGATCGACCGGATTCTTGAAGACTGCAAGATTCCGGTGGGTCAGGAGAACGGTTTCATCGGCAACGTCCTGCAAACGCGGGTCGCTTATGGCACGTTGACCGAATATCAGGCGCAACGGTTCATCGACGCTTATCGACAGCATAACGACAAGGTTAAGGAGGCTCCCAGTGAGCAGTGAGATTGGTTTGAACGACGTGAAGCCGGGCATGTGGGTTGAGTTTGATGATGCGGACGGGCATTATGCGGGCGAACTGCATGAGATGAAGAACCAGGAAAGCATGGCGGACGTTCTCATCATGAGTATGGGCCATAAGCCGCCACTGTACATCGAGACCGAGGATGAAGGCAATCTCGTGGTTTTCTTGGATTTTGGCGATGGGTACAGTACCGGTTCCGCTCGGAACGTGCATGTGTACGAGTCGAAGCCCGAGACGGAATCCGTCAAGCAGGCTGAAGATGATGACAAGAAACCGTTCTGGAAAGGCAAGACCTGCGGGGAGCTGGAAGGGCTGCGTGTCAAGATAACGTGGAATAACGGCGACACGATGACCAGTACGCTCGACATGGTGGGAAACGTTGCTCATTGCGTCTCTCTTTCTCCCGCCATTCGTTCATCCTCGACTTTCGTCCCTTACTCCGGTATCAAGTCCATCGAACTGGTGGATGATGCTTTCCGTGAGCGTATCACCGATATCACGAAGGTTCGCCCCGGCGACAAAGTGGTGATGAAGAGCGGCAACGAGTACACGGTGAAGAAGACGGATTCTGACCGTATGGGCGGACAGACCCTGTGCCTGAGTATCGGGGAGCTCGGCTTTCCGGACGGGTGGTGGGTGGATGACTACTTTTTCCAATATGCGTACCGCGGACCGTACACGATGGATGACCTTCCGAAGGAGCCGGGCTTCTACAAGGCTCGCACCGAATCGGTGTGGAAGCATGACGGCAAACGTTGGATGCCGGTGCTCTCCCATGATGGCACCATCGCCCCCGCCTTCCCATGCCAGTCCCAATCCCGCAGCCAGTTCTTCAAGACCAGTGTCCGGGATGATCGTTTCCCGTTCACGAAGGTGGAGGCGAGCTTCGAGTGACTTTCACCCCGAGGCCGGGCTGCAAGTGCGCCAGATGCCTGTGGGCTCACGGGGACAAGATCACGCTCCCCCAATGCCCCACATGCGGTGCCGTTGATTGCGCCGGAGCCCAATCACACATGCTGGTCTGCAACAGGCGGGCCATGGAGAAACACAAGACGAACAATTACAGGAGGAATGCGTAATGGCCGGAGAACCAAGCATCGAGTTTACCGGATATGCGGGAGAGATCAAGGATTTTCAGGATTCCAGTATTCTCAACGTCAGCGTCCATCCGGGTTACACGGATAAGAACACGAACCAGTGGGTTGACAAGGAGCCTCAGTTCTATGGTGTGCGTCCCTTGTCGAATCAGGCGAAGGATGCTTTGAATCAGGTTCGCCAGTTGAAGTCCCAGCCGAACATGAGCGTGAAGGTTCTTGTGAACGGCAGCTTGTCCAAAAGAGTGTCGGAAAAGGATGGGAAACGGTATGAGAATTGGGATGTCGCGGCCCGCACCATTGCGGTGTTGAGCGCGAAACCCAAGGCCCAGCAGTCTGGTTTCCAACAGTCGCAGCAGCAGTATCAGCAAGGATTCCAGCAGCCGCAACAGGGATTCCAGCAACCGCAACAGCAGTATCAGCAGCCTACGGACCCGTGGAGCCAACCCCAGGACGAATACGGAAATGGGCAGATCTAACCCGTCCCAACACGTCAAGGATTTGGTGGACGCACGCGACCAATACCGGTGCGTCCGCTGCGGCAAACCATTCCATTGGAGCGGTTTCAGCCGGCATCATCGCAGACTCCGGTCACACAAGTGGCCGGGACTGCATGAGGCGTCGAACCTCATCTTGGCGTGTGGGAGTGGCGATACGGGATGTCATGGGTGGATTCACGCCCATCCGCGTGAGGCCATGAGCTTGGGGTACATCGTGAGCGGTTTCAACGATCACCCCGAACTGGTGCCGATTCTCACCGCCCAACATGGTTGGGTGCTTCTGGACGATAAGGGAGGTTGGACGCGATGCGAACCGCCGAAGCAGTAAGCCTGTTGTTCATCCTGTTCTGCCGTGACCCGCAGTTTCGGCGGGCGTTGTACAAGCTCGACCCTGTGTTGTTCCGCAGGTTCACTAATGGGGAGGTGTGGCTGTGAACGTTGATGACATGACCGATGAGGAGTTCATCGACTATTGCCGGAACGGCGGCGAACTGTCCGGCCTGATAACTGAACGTCATCCGAAATGCGATTGGTGCGGTGGCATGTGCCGGGTCGGCAAGGATGGCATGTGCCGGAACTGTCGTGTCAGGGAACGGCGTCGAACCGACCCCGAGTATGCGCAGCATCTGCGTGATCTGGCGAATCGGCGGAACGCTCGTAATCGTGAGAAACGTAATGAGTATGCACGCCGGTACCGGTCGGAGCATCCCGAGAAATACGCCCAGTATGAGGCGAAGCGGAAACGTAAACGACAACTAGCCAAGGAGGCTGTCAATGAGTGAGAAACCATTCTGGGCAGGTAAGACCCTTATGGAGATTCAGAATCTCGATAAGCGAGTCAAGGTGACAATGGAGAACGGAGACGTATTCATAGGGAAGCTCGTGCGGCGTTCCAGAGACACGGACGGTATATGTAGCCTTTCGATGCAACTCGACGCGCATCGAACATATTTACACGTGTTCTCGGCTGAATCATCTGATACGCAGCCCATCATTCCCAGTTACGTCGATACCGTCGAATTGTTGGATGACCCCAACTACGAGCGTATCGAGGAGGCTGATGACCTCCAAGAGAAAGATATTGCCGTTATGCTCGACGGCAACCGCTACAAGGTCACAGATGTGGAAAAAGGCCGTAACCGATTCTGGGGTCGGGTATACGGCGCTGTCGGGCCGGAATGTATCGCCCTTGGCTTCAACGCCTTCACCTACGGACTCCGTCCGAAGCCCCGGCTTCCTGACAAGCCTGGACTGTGGTTGGACAAGGACGATAACACATGGGTGATGGGCGAGAATGCCTTTCCACTCACGTGTATTGATGCCGGTAATTGGAGTATCACGCGCCCGCAGTTCTCAACGGATAGCGTTCAGGTTCTAAATGCTGCACCGTTCCGTCCGGTCAAGGTGGTGGAAGCATGAACGGCTGGCTTGGTCTCGGAACGTTCGTCTGGTTCGTCGCGGACTTTCTCCTCACCGTCATGGCATTGGTCTGCGCGATGGATGACACGGAACCCGATCTTGGTTTCGCGGTTTTACTGCTCATCCTGATCTGGGGCGGCTTCATCGCGTTTTGCCTGCACATGGGAGGCGCATGGTGAGCATTATCAGCAGTGACGCGAAGTGGGCTGTCATCCAACGAGCTGTCAGTCTATCCCCCGAGGAAGCACGTGGCACGACCAAGGGCAAGGAATACGAGGCCGGTTTTATCGCCGGAGCTACGCGCCGGCCCACGAACGAGGAAATCGTAGCCGGGGCGAAAGCGTTCTACGAGGCGTTGAAGCCCGACTCTTACCCTCAATGGGATTCTGACTGCGCGTTGAGGGCCGAATACTTCGACGCCATGCGACTCGCCATCAAGGCAATGCAAGAAAAGGCAACGGAAGAATGAACAATCTTATCCAATGCGATATGTGCGGCTACCTCATGACCAAACGTTGGAGCGAAACCATTGACGGTAAGACGTATTGCCGTGATTGCGTTCCGAAGAAGCGTCTCATCGATTCGGGTGAGCCGACCGAGTTCGATGATACCGACGAAATCGTATGCCCTTACTGCGGGCACCGATACGAAGATTCGTATGAATGCGGCGGCAATGACGAATGCTTCGAGGAGGAGTGCGAGAACTGCGGACGAGAGTTCAACGTGACTCGCATCATCGACATCAGCTATGACACCAAGCCGAAGGAGGCAACGGAAGAATGAGCTACTACGTGCTTGGCGTGTTTACGCCCTTCATTCTCATTGTCGTTTTCTACGTTGTCTGGCTGTTTTCCCAATTGTGTCACGCGCTGGTCAACTGGGCCATGAAGAAAGTCCACTACAGGCTGATACGAACACGGTATCTCGAAGAGAGCGAGGTCAATCCCGATGGCGAATGGGAGGGATTGAGCATTGAGCCGACCGCGAAACGGTTCACCGAAGCGCTCATACGCGACGGAGGCAGATTCAAATATATTCCATTGTTCGGCTGGTGCGTGTGCATCGTCCGAGACTACAAAACCAAACCGAAGGAGACAACCAATGAGTGATTACAAGCAGCGGATGATCCGCGAACATCGAGAATTGCAGGAGCGTATCAGCAAGCTGGCGCACATGCTTGAGGGCTACGCGGAGGGCACGTTGGACTTCACGCCCGCGTGCTCCTTCCAGCTCCTTGAAAGCCAATTGTACGCGATGGGGGCATACGCGAACATCTTACAGGAGCGTGCGCGTATCGAACAGGTGGATTTGAACGCGCCTCTTGAGGGAGGTGAGTCTGGTGAGGTTTCACAGGATTAGCCCGTGTCCTCGTTGTGGGGGCAAGGTCAAGGCGAAATGGGAGCGGGACGGCGTGCAGGGGTTGCCTGAATACACGTTCTTTATCGTGATGTTCCGCTGCACTGTCTGCGGGCTCGGCTTCGAGGGAGGTTGTTCACGGAAGCCCGCCCCGTATCAGTTGCAATACAATATCGCCGCTTGGAACCGCATATGCAACGGTGATAAATGCTTCACGTTGACCTACATGAGTCAGGAAGACGGACGATGAAGTTGGAGACCAAGGAAGAATATCTGGTCGATTCGGCTATCGAGATGCTGTATCCGACCGTCACTTTCAATTCCTATGAGGCCGCTGTGAAGCATATCCACGAGACGCCGGGCACGTGGCGAATCACAAAAATCTATCGCACCCTACCAGTCGGCGAGGAAGTCACGGAGGCAGACGATGAATGCTGATGTGGAGCGGATTCGCGAGAGTCTGGGAGGCAGACGATGAAGGCGACGGACGTGGAGATCGAACGACGGTGCGGCATGGTCACAGGTGCCTCCTGCGGGAATGTGACCCTGAGCTGGATTCCCGGAGACGGCCGAAACGGCACCCGCTCATGGGTGCTGGCCACTCATGATGGCGACAGCATCCGCCGCATCCGGTTGAGCCGGAACGAGCTCGGCGACCTGGAGGACATCCTCCAATCAATCGCGAACGAGGAGAAGGAACTGCGAGGTGGACGATGAGCACTCTGGATATTTTGGGTAACACGAGCGAGCAGGCGGATTCGATACGTCTGATGCTCAAAGTGCGGGGCATGAAGGACGGTCGTTTCATCGACGCCGACCCGCTCATTATCCTCAAGGCCGACAATCATCAAGGTTCCGACAGGTGGGACGTGTATGTCAGCAAGACGGTGTATCCGACCGCCGAATCGTATGGCACGCTCGCCGGCGTGCTGAGGATGCTCGCCGACGACGTGGAGATCATGGCGCGAGAGAAGGAAATGGGAGGCGGACAATGAGCGGACACGACGAAACAATTCATCCAGACTATATTCCCGAGGATTTCAGGGAACTGCTGCGCATGGCTTGCGATTCCGTCTGGGAACAAGGCGAGCTGTACAGCGAAGACCTGTTGCTGGCGGCTTTCAAACCCGTCATAGACGAACACGACCGGCAGATAGCCGAACAGGCATGGGAGAACGGATATATCCAAGCCCTCAAGAACATGAACCCCATGCCCGGCGAGGAACCGCCCGAATACACGCCAAACCCATATCGAAAGGAAAACGCATGAACGAGATTCAGCTTACAGACCATTTGGTCGCGCATATCGGCGCGGAAGGCACCTGCGGCCGTTATCAAGCCAAAATCTGCGAAGACGGCAACTTCAGAGACTTCCTGTACGCCATGAGCCTCAAACGTCTCAAACGCAAATGCGAGAAGTATGCGAAGCGTGAACGCAAGGCCATCGCATATGTCGCCACGCTCAAGGAGGAATCATGAGCGTAAGCAGTCTCAAAACGCGAAGAAGGAATTGAATTGAGCGGCTGGCGTGACAAGGCCGCGTGCCGTGACATGGACCCTGACCTGTTCTTCCCAACCACGTCCAGCGAGGAACGATTGGCGCTCAAGGCCTGCGCCCAATGTCCGGCGATATGCGAATGCGCACGGTACGCGGCGCAACACGACAGAATCAGCGGCTACCCATTGCAAGGCGTATGGGGTGGCGTGAACAGGAGCAGAAGAAGGAATCGAAATGAGTGACAAGGATATGGTCACGGTTTACGAACGACGTGACGGCAGCAAACCCGGATTATGGTCCGTGTACTGGTATTTGGGGTGGGACGTGTTTTTCTCGTTCTCCCTCGCGGTGGGCATCACGTCAAAGAATACGATGATGGTCATTGTTCAAGCGTTTTGTCTGCTGGTTTCTCTTGGACTCACCGTCTGGCAGTTGAATCACATCTGACTTGGAGCATCACCGACTATCGGGTGCGTATCAGCTCTAATTTGGAGAAGGGGGCTCATGTTGAGCAAAGCGAAAAGTAAAGCATGGCAACTGCTCATTGAAGACTCGAACCGTCCGGCAGAGGAGATTCGCTTGGCTACCGGACTTCGGGTCGATGTGATCGAGCAGATGCGCGGGGACGTGCAAAAACGACTACGAGACAACCCGGAGTTCTGATTATGAGACCGAGTTATCTGCCCGTCCAGTATGAGCATTGCCCGTACTGCGGAGGAATCTTGAACGTATTCGGGGACTGCGTGGACTGCCAGTTTCACGATGACCCGACTGAATGGTGGATGGACGAATGAGCCGACAGAAAGCCAAAGGCACACTGCTTGAATCCAAGGTGGTCAACTATTTGCGCGCCCGGTTGGGTGACAGCGAGCAGACGATACACCGTGAGGTGTTGCATGGGACGAAAGACCAGGGCGATATCACCGGTCTGCGTATCCACGGCCGGCCGGTCGTATTGGAGTGTAAAAACTACAGCACCTATACGGGGAGACTCAAGGAGTGGATGCAGGAGGGCCGTACCGAGGCGGGTAACGCGGACGCACCTTACTGGTTCGTCGTGTTCAAGCAGAAGGGTCTCGGCTTGGACTCGCTGTCAAGCATGGACAACCAGCCCGTGCTTACCGACTTGAAGACCCTCGCATTGATAGCAGGACATGGAATCATCGAAGGAGACGAAGAATGAGCTACGACCTGTTCATAGTGGACAAGGATGTGCCGGAACCGGAATGGTTTGACGTATGCGAACGGGACGGCGAGCATGTGCGGACCGCTCATGGCCATTATTTCAACTACACGTATAATCTATCCGCGTTTTTCACCGATTACAAGGTCCATCCTAAGCATGACCTGGACGGGTTGACGGCCGGGGAGGCCGCAGCCCGTATCGACAAGGCGTTGAAAGACATCTACTTGGAACCATTGTATGTTTTGCGCGGCAAATACAATCCGCCGAACTATTGGGGCAGCGTGGACAGCGCCATCGCATGGTTGAAACTGATATACGACTATTGCCGGGAACACCCGGACTATATCGTGAGGGAACGCTCCTAAGGAGAAATGATGGAAGATAGGAAACTCGTTGATTTCGCCCGTTGGCTGAACGATCATCCGGGCGAATGGAATCTTTGGCCGTATCTCATTCCCATACAGGCCGGCCGCAGGGATACCGTCGCATCGATGAGGCTTGTCATGGAACGCATCAAAAACCATCAGTACGACGAGTTCCGCGTGGACACCGTATTGCTCGAATACGAACTATTCAACGGTTTCATGGGCTTCGACAACGGTGGCGTGCATGAAAACGGTCTCGCGTTGAAGATGAGGCTCAAAGCATGACCGCGCGTGGAGATGACCGCAAACTCATGCACTGGATAGCCTCGCACGGCTACACGGTGGTACGCGCCGGCAGCGGCCACTGGAAGATATTCGATGACGGCGTGCTGCTCACGGCGACGAGCGGCACGCCCTCGGACTGGCGAAGCCGCCACAACTTCATACGAGATTTAAGGAGACGAACATGTTCAATCTAGCATCGAAGATTCGGCACTGCTGCCCCCTCTACGGATGTGTCCCGCTCATATTCGAATGGAGAGGCCGCTACATGTTTTTCTGCACCCACTTGGAAGCCCCTTATGCCGATACGAGAGAGGAAGCATGGGATAAGTGGTGCGGAATGGTTGAGAACATTTGGGAAAGGGACAGGAAATGACCTGGATCATACGAAATTCTGGAAGGCAGTAGCCGAGAACCGCAGTGAGAACGCGGTCGCTGCCCTCGAAACCATGATTGAGGAGACGGAATGAGTCTGGTGAGTTTAGATTTCAGGAAAGTGGTATAACGATGGCCCGCAAAGGATACATCCAGCTTGTCAACGGCTTCTACATGAATCGCAAGGTGCGAAAACTCAGGCACACATGCCCGAGCGCGATAGGTGCGTTCACGATGATGCTTACCTTCTGCGGAGATAATCTTTCAGACGGTCATATCAGTGAAGATGATGCGCTTTACGTGCTGGATATCACCGATTCAGAACTTGAGGCACTGTGCAATGTCGGCATGATCGAACCGGACGGGAACAACGGGTACTATATTCACGATTATCTTATACACAATCGCAGTCGCGAACAGGTACAAAAGAAGCGTGAAAGCAATGCTGAAAATTACCGTAAAAATAAAAACGAGGTAAAAACCTCCGATTCAGATGACTTTCAGACGGCTGAATCACGTCTGAATCGGGACAAACACCAGAACACCAGAACACCAGAACACCAGAATGAATTATCTAAAGATAATTCAACTCCCCCTACCCCCTCAAAGCCTGACTTCGATGGACTGCTCGACAGTCTTGAGCGTATTTACCCGACGAACAGGTTCGACGGGAAGACCTCTCAGGCTCGAATGCAGTTGGAAATCGAATGGCCCAAGATTGTGAGAGCTGCCGGCGAGGCTGACCCGCGTGAGTTTCTTGAAGCCAAAACCCGAGCGTATGTCGGGGCCACCGAGGAACGGTTCGTGAAGACGTTCAGCCGGTTCATCGGCGGGGAACTGTACGCACGCAACTGGGAGAAACCCAAACCGGAGACCCCAAGGGCCCGGCAAGTCCAGCCGGTCAAGTCCCGCAGCCAGCAGAATCTCGAAGCGAACATGGCGAAAACCTGGCAGTACATGACCGAGGAGGAGCGTGCCCGATACTCGCAGGGAGGTCTCAATGCTCAGCAAGGGTGAGGCGGCGGCGTTGTTGTCGCTGATTAACGCGCATCACGGCAACGCGCAGTGGGATGATGTTCAGCTTGACGCGTTTCATTCGGAACTGCGTTCGGATATCACGGCAGCAGAGGCGCGTGAGGCCGTTCGACGCTTCTACGCGGACAACAGCACGGGTCGCTGGTGTGGTTCCGGCGACATCAACGGCATCGTCCGCAAGCTGCGCAACGGTGCGAAACCGTCCGAAGCGCAGATAGGCCGGGAGTGCGAACGTCTGGGACTAGTGGAAGATCAGGCGTGGTTGTATCGCCGGCAGCGCATGATGGGCCGTTCCTCGGACGAGTCTCGACAGGTGGCGTTGACTGCGCGTGACCCGCTGCGCTTGCCGCCCGCGAAACCCAAGCGCAGGCGTGAGGGTGGTGGTTTCAATCCGGGTTTGGGCGTGGCGTTGGACGAGGTTCTGGCGACACGCCGTCCGGCTGAATCATGACCGGTTTGATGGCATAATTGGGAGTTGCTGACACGTCCGAGACCTTCAAAAAAACCGAAGGTCAAGGTCACTATTGTCTTTTTCCACTGAAACTACGAGGCTCTGCCGCTACCACGGTTGCTGGCGGGATATCGTCACCGACGCGCCGTCACCGCTTATCGGACATGGCGTCGAACCGAATCTGAATCTCCTGTGCGACAAGCACGCCAGCCAGTTGACCGGCGACCTGCGATGGTTGGACCGCAGTCTGCCCGACCTGTGCGAGTATCGCATCAACCGCGCTTACGGGCACAAGAACGGTGGCGGCGGTCAATCCGGCACTGCGCCCGCACCGTTGCGCGAAGCCCTGCATGATCTGCTGTACGCGGACGATGACCACGGTTATCCGGGGTTGCAAGGCACGTTGTACGAGTGGGTGCGCAGTCTGAAAATCAATCTGCCCGAGTCCACGCCACTGTCGGACATGGTTCGCCGTATCGCCGATCATCCGAAACTCGTGGAGCATTCGAGCACCCCTGTGTATGCGGAACTGGTTCACAGTCTGACACGCAAGCTGCGTCGTTTTCTCACGGACGATGACGGGGAAACCGTATTGTACGGGCCATGCCCCGCCGACAAGTGCTTGGGCCAGCTCTCCTGCTACGCGGACGCGGAGACGGCGAAATGCCCGAAATGCGGTTTCAGTATGCCGGTAGCCCTCATCAGGGCGGAACGGGTGAAACGTCTCCTCCAATCGGAGGCGGTGAGAACCCGCGGCGAACTGTTGGACATCATCAAGGCGTGCGGGATGCGCGTGAACCGCAGCACTTTGCGTAGTTGGATACATCGAGGCCAGTTGCCCCAGCAGGGCGAGGATGCGTACAGCAATCCGCTCTACAGGTTCAGTGACTTCTACCGTCTCGCGTCCGGCTTGTCGGAGGATGCGGACGTGTGGGAGATCATGCAGGTTTCGCAAAACCAGTCCAAGGAAGGAGACACCAAGTGAGCAACCAGATTCAACCATTCGACTTCAACGGCATTCAGGTGCGTGTCCTAACCGATGAACACGGCAACCCGTGGTTCCTTGGAGCGGACGTATGCGCCATTCTCGGTACGGCCACCAACCATATTCGGGAATACCTCGATGCCGATGAAATCACCAATATCCGTACTACGGACATTGCCCAGAACGGCGGCAAGGCACCCGTTTTCGTGTCCGAGTCCGGCCTGTACTCCCTCGTGTTACGCAGCCGCAAGCCCGAAGCCCGCGAGTTCAAACGCTGGGTCACGCACGAGGTGCTGCCATCGATTCGCAGGCATGGTGCGTACATGACCGAATCGACTTTGGAAAAGGCAGTCACCGAACCCGACTTCCTTATCCGGCTTGCCACGCAAATCAAACAGGAGCGGGCGGAAAAAGAGAAGGCCCAAGCACAGGTCGAACGGATGCGCCCCAAGGCATTGTTCGCTGACGCTGTGGAAACCTCGAAGACCAGCATCCTTGTGGGCGACTTGGCGAAAGTCCTGAAAGGCAATGGCGTGGATATTGGCGGCACTCGCTTGTTCGCGTGGCTGAGGGACAACGGATGGCTGATGAAAACCGGCAGCTCTCGCAACATGCCCACGCAGAAATCTATGGAATTGGGCTTGTTCGAGATCAAGGAAACCACCGTGGTTCACTCGGACGGTCACACGACCATCAACAAGACGCCGAAAGTCACGGGCAAAGGTCAGACGTTCTTCGTCAACAAGTTCCTCGGACACAGGGAGATTACTCAATGAGCATCAATCTTGGTACCACGGAAGTGGAATTGAGCTTGTACTCCAAGGCGCTTCAACTAGCCACGTTCACCGTGGAAGTCCCGGTGGCGGGCGAACTGGAACCGGACAGCGTGTTCATAGGCGACGACATGCAGCCACGCGCGCACGTGACAGTGACGCTGCCGCCCGACGGTTCCGTCGAAAAGGCCGTTAAAGCCGGGGTTTATGCGTTCCAGAAGGCGTTCAACGAGTCGATGGAATCGAGGAACGTATGAACTGGCTGAAGCGACTGCTGCACTTGGAGGAGCCGGAACCTAAGCCACCGGTGTTGGAGCCATGCCCTATCTGCGGACGCACACCCAAACCGAAGTATGTATACGACGCCATCCTTACCCGCTACTACTGTCAGGAAGACTCCGTGTGGCTGCTCTCGGAGTGGTGCAATCATTCCGCGAGTATCTTCTCGTTTGCCCCGTTTAAGGACAAGGACGTTCCGAAGTGGAATATCGGTTGCAGACTGTTAAGGACAATTGTTGCCGTGCCAGTTCCCGAATGCCCTGTCTGCGGGGAGAAACCCACCGTGCAACCGGATACCGAGTCGGATATTCCCCAGCTTGTCTGCTCATGCAACGAACTGTTGGGCAACGATGGGATAACCAACGTCTATCAGCGCAAACACGAGTGGATACGTCGTTGCGTGGCGTTGAAACGCAAGCAGGACAACGTGAGTGAAATGGAACAACTGATCGGAGAAACACAATGAACGGACATTATTCGGTTATCACGAATTTCGGCTGTCATTGGACATGCCCCTACTGCATCGTAAGGAAAACCGGATTGAACGTGCCGGTGACGGACATGCAGGCCACGCTGCGGACCATCAGCCGTGAAAGCGAACACCACCCCATGAGGTTCCTGAGCTTCAGCGGCGGCGGAGACCCCCTGTTCCCCATGCGCGAGCCGGAAGCGTCGAAACGTGTCGCCTTCTACCGGGAGGCGATACGCAGGGCCGGAGACTGTCTTACGGAAACCGAGATGCACACCAGCTACTTCCAATGCAGACGCAACGTGGCTCAAGTCATGCAGCAGATCAGGTTCAGCCGCGTGGTGTATCACATGCGGCCCACGAGCTTGTCCGATGACGTGGCGTTGGCATTGCCCCGCAAATGGTTCGACGGTCAGAAGGTGCGTGTCGTGTACGTGGTCACTCCCGATTTCACGCCGGAGCGTATCGACCGGATAGCCGGTCTCGTGGCCGATAGCAACGTGGTTGATGAACTGTCGTTCAGGCAGAAGGTCAACCCCGACAACACTATCGACCACACGTGCGAGGAGTATTTGAAGGCCGGCCATCAAAACCGCTGGTGGTACATCCAACAGGATGATTACAACACGTATGTCGTGAACGACCGGCTTTACACACGATTCAGCGATATCGGCAAGGAGGACCACAGGTGAGCAAGAAGATTCGCGTCGGCTGGGATGACCTGAAGCCCGGCGATTTGATTCACGTCAAAGGCAGCACGAACACATACAGGTTCAAGTCCCGCACTGATTGGCATTCCATGATTAAGGTCGAGGGAGACGGAGTTGGTGTCTCAGCCACATGGAAGCTGGGAGTCGAAAAGGAACCGGTTTCGGTGTTTCTCGTTGTCTATGAGGAGGATTTCGCCTACGCCACTCGTCCCGCACCTAAGAAGAAGCCGCGTCCGAGTATCGTGGAACCGATACTGCCGGGCGAATACTGGGCGCGCATCCGCTTTGGGTCACAAACCGGTTGGGGACGGATCATCAAACGGTATGCTCCCCGCAGTGATAATTGGCTGTTCGGACACGATGACAAGGCACCGTATCAAACATCTTGGTGCGGGACCCTGGCGGGTCTTCATCCGTGGATGACATGGGAGGAATTGTTGGAGGTCAATAAGCAGACTCCGATTCTGGAACTGTTGTCTGCTGAGGAATACTACACGAGAAAAGCCAAGGGGGAACTGTGAAGCGTTACATGGACTTGGCACGCAATATTTTCACGGGTGTCCTATCCGACGTTCCACCCGACTTCATACCAGTGGGAACGATCATTGATGAACCGGATACCCCCAGAGAGGATACGCCTATCAAAACGTATGACAGCGTGGAGTCCATCGCCACAGTCAAGGTGGATAAGACCACGCTCGCCAGAATCATGCCGGTTAGAATCTCCATTGACGAGCTGCATGATTTTCTCCAAAAGGTTCCGACCGACGCGGTATGGGAAGTCCAATGGAACGAGGAATGCACGAATCATTACCTGATCGCGGAAAACGACAACGGTAGTCTCACATTCACACCTGTGGAAGGCCCGGTTACAAGCGGATATAAGCTGGTATTCGACTTTCCGTTGAAGTAGTCGGTCAAGCATGAGAATGCCGCCCTAGTGTGCTTCCTTGAGAGGCAGTGGCGGCTTCTAACAGTCTCAATATAAAAACCCGTGGAACGACTCTATTCCGAGTGCTCCACGGGTTTTCTTGTATAATCGGGCCCACATTTATAGTTATCAGTTATTAGCATCGTCAATAATCGTTCATTTGACAATCTCCTGATTCCAGTCCAGCATGTCGCCGGTCAGCCATTCGCCGCCACTCGAAACACGCGCGTACAACCACGCTTTATAGCCGATTCGAGCCGCCTTATCGTGTTCCAGCCATGCTTTCAGCCACGTGAAACGTAGTTTCCAGCCGGGTATGCGTCGCCACAACTCCTTGTTGACGGCGGGGTCGAAACGCTCATAACGGTAGATTGCGGTATTGACACTCCCGTGGTTGAAACCACGGGATTCCTGCGAACTGGGCTTGCTTGGATTCAGACGATACGCCTGAATCCAGAGGCTTCCCATTTTTAGCGGGCTATCCCCGGTTGTCGGCCGGTTCCTCTTCTCTTTCGTCATGCTTCTTCCCAGCTGAGCCGCAATGCCTCGTCGCGGATGTTCAACGCGGCGTTCACGTCCCTGTCATGCCGGATATGGCAGTTTTCGCAGGTCCATTCGCGTTCGGACAGCCGCAATCCCTTGTACTTGTGCCCGCAGTCGTGGCAGAGTTTGGAACTCGGGTAGAACCTGTCCACTTGGACGAGGGTGCGACCATACCATTCCGCCTTGTAGGAGAGCTTGTCCACGAGGCCGCTCCACCCGTCGCGGAGTATGGAACGGTTCATCGCGCGTTTGCGTGACTGGCCGTTGCGCATGGGTCTGCCTTCGGCGTCCAGCCTCTTGCGTGCCTTCCGCGTCATGTTCCGTACCATCAGGGTCTCCATGCCGATGAATTGGTTCTCTTCTATCAGCCTGTGGGACAGTTGGTGCTGGAAGTTATCGCGGTAGTGGCGGAGCTTGGCGTACGCCTTGGCTACGATTGCCTTCTGTCTGCGGTAGTTGTTCGACCCTTTCGTTCTGTGGGACAGTTTGCGCTGCTCCCGTTTAACGTCCTTCTCCAATCGGCGTAGCCGGTTCGGATAGTCGATTTTCTCGCCTGTGGACAGCGTGAGGAGATTCTTGACACCCAAGTCGATGCCGATACGGCTCTCGGCCCGTGTTTTCGGCTGGATGTCCACGTCGAACAGGAGCACGAGATAGTACGTCCGGTTCTCGCGTTTCACCGTCCAGCTGGACAGGCTCTCGATTGGATAGCGTAGCCGGTCGCGTTTGCGGATGCGCACCGAGCCAAGCTTCCTGGACAACGGGTACCGGTTGCCGTTCATACGGCGTATCGGCATGGTATTGCGGAACGATTGGATGCTGTCGTTCCTTGAGGCGAAATGGGGACGATGCTTCTCGTACTGGGCTTTGCGGAAGTACGCCGACTGTGCCTTGCGGAAGTCCATGATGGCGTTGCTCAATGCGTTCGACGGGATCGGACTGTCCTTGAGCCATCCGTTCGCGCTCTTCATGCCGGTCACGTTCGGATACTCGGGTTTCGGGTTCGTCTCCTTGTCGTACGTGTTGAACGCCTCGACCTGCTGGTTGTAGGCGAAACGCCTGTCCCCGAAGCACCGTTCCAGCAACGCGGCCTGAGTCCTGGACGGCGTGAACGGTATGCGCTGCGCCACCTTGCGCATGGTCATTGTGATTCACGCTCCTTCGCTCGTTGGTCGTCGATGTATTTGACCACCGCCTGCTCGTTGACCGAGCCGATGCTTTCCGCGAAATAGCTGGGCGACCACAGGCTCCGCTCGCCCTTGCGTTTCCAGTATTGGCTTTTCAGTTCGGGGTGCATGGCGAACAGTCGGAGACTGGATGTGCCCTTCAACTGTTTGACGATGCTGCTCACGCTGATTTTCGGTGGCGCTGACACGAACAGGTGGATGTGATCGTCCAAGCCGACCTCCATGTGGGGAATGCGGTAGCCGTGCTCGTCGGCTATCTCCCTGAGAATCGTCTTCAAATCCGAGTCGATTCCGTTCTTAAGCACCTTGCGACGGTATTTCGTGCACCAGATGATGTGGTAGTTCAGATTGTATACCGAAGTCCTACCATGTGTGAACCGTTCATCGCTTGCGCTCATGGGAATAATCGTAGCACATTCGCTACCATATGTAAACTTCGGTACGCCCTAACCCGGCATTGAAATACCGGGTTTGCGGGCTAAAACCTCATCAATTCGCCCACTTTCTCTTGACATGAGAGCCGTCCTCGTAATCGGCGCTGACCATATCGTTGTCCAGTTCGTCAATGTCCAACAGGTCTCCAACGCCGTTTTCGTCAACCCAGTCGCTCAACTGGTTGAACGTCAAGCCTTTCGGCGCGGTGACGTGACGCTTCTCGATCTGCGTCACGCGCTGGTAAATCGTGTAGACTTCGGTTTCTTCATCCATGATGGAAACTCCCTTGTTATTGTCCGGTAAAACGATTAACGGGACAATAGACAGCTCTAAAGTCCCGTCTAAATGCTGATTTATGTGAAAACCGCACCATAGAAAGCCCTATGATGCGGTTCTAAATGATGGTTTCTATAAGAATGACCCCATAGAACAAGTCCATGAGGCATGAAAACGATAACGGCTATACGCTTCGCCTGTATGGTGGAATGTCCAATGTGGCTTTCAATCCGTCGTTAACATGCTCCGCGTCCCTCAACGAGAGTCGTCCGAACCATTGTAGCAGTTCGCTCCTGTTGAAGTAGAAGCGTTGCGAACAGCGCACGAGCGACGGCTTCAACAGCCCCTCGGCCTTCCAGTCGAGCAGCGGCACGTCACCGGCCTCATCCCAATCAGTGTTGCCGGTTATCTTCGCCACGATACCCGACACCAGATCGCCGTCAACCTCGGTGATAACCACCGGACGCGGCTTCCCGATACCGGGATGGTCGGGAAACTCGACCCACATCAGCCACACGTCATACAGGCGCGGTTCATTTGGCGTACTGGTCATAGACATCATCCTCCGAATCATCCCAATCGGCGGGCAGTATCACATGGCCCTTCTCCGAACGCTCGAACATGTATGCATTGTGAACAGGCGGCACCGGATAACCGTCCGGCGTGTGTCGCGTCGGCTTGAACGGCAATCCGTTGTCCACCAGAGACTGGCGTAGGAACATGTTGACGGCGGTGCTCAGGCTCATGCCCATGGAATCGTAGAGCGCGGCGGCGCGCGCCTTGACGTCATCATCGACATTGGCTACCAGCTTACCCATAACAACCTCCTTAATGGTTAACAGATGGTATCAATCATATACCATATTGGGTTAGGAATGAGATATGAGTTTTCACCAGTAGATTCTGATTTCAGCGTCACTGCCAACCCAATTGTCAGGCAAAGCGGGGAACACTTCGCGCCACTCGGGTGTGAGACCATCCCGAAACTCGTCGTAATCATCCAACGAGAAATAGTCGCATTCATCGTAGCCATCGTCATGGCTGACACCTGATTCCAGCGCGTCCAGCATGTCAACCATATCCGAAGTGGCATTCGGATACAGCCACGTATGCACGGTATCCTCATGCCTCCAGCCTTTCAGCGGCGTCGAATTGCCATAAACGGTGAGCTTGATTGAAGCGCTCATAATAATCTCCTAAAGAAATATTGATTTGGCTTGTAGCAAAAAATGGGTTGCCGCCCAGCGGAAGTGAGGAAAAAGCTGGACGGCAAGAACTTAGAACAGCGGCAAAGCAAACCGCTTGTCGGGTAAATCGGTGGCGTTCAATGCCGCCAAAATCAGATCAGACGTGTGAAGCGGAATGTTGGCGCGCACCGCCGCGATATTATCCGGCGTATACGCATAGCCAGAGGACTCCAGAACCTCACGAATCTTGCTAGTGGGTATCTTGACTTCCATCATTCCCACCCCAGCATGTCGTCGATGCACCAGCCGATAGCGCACTCATACCGGTCATACGTGGTGGAATACTTCTGTGAGAACGCCTCACGCGCCCTCTTGTCGAGCATGTCCAACGACAAACCGGTTTCGGCTATCTGCTGTTCCGCAGTATCGAAGTCCGGCGCGGTGTATGGCTTGTCCAGCTTCAGCATGGCACGACGGCGTAAATCATCGATAAAACCATGCTGGCAGTCGAAGATATCCGCCACGCTATCCGCGTTATCGGCGGCCATCTCGTAAGCCGCCTGCAACAACAGGCGTACGGCTTTCTCCCGAATCTCGCTCATGTCACGCCGCCTTAACCCACTTGTCGCGGACGGTAGCCACGTAATCGGCCACCGCCTTTTCCAACTGCCTGTCACTGCCACGCTCATAACGGGCACGGTAGGCGACAACGCACCTGCCATTGGCCGAAGCAACGTAGGCCACCTTGCGGCCCTTGCTGGTACGGAAGTGACGGATAGGGCCCAAACCTTGCAATTCGGGGCATTCCTTAGCCATCATCAGGTCAGGCATCGTACAATAGGAGACGGCGAAACTGTTCACCTTCGGCGGCACTTCGGGAATCTCCTGTGTATCCGGCGCGGGTTCATCATCCATGAACTCGTCTTCCAATATCGCGTCCTCGGGCATAGGCACCGGCCACTGAACATTGCTCGTGAAGCGTTCCTCCTCACACTTCCAGTTTGCATCGATCGATGGGTGCGCGACAATGCCGCCAACCGTTTTAGCGTCCATTCCGGTAGGTACCGGCACCGGCACTGTCTTCATACGCTCGGAATCGGGTATGAGCATCCAACCATGCTCAAGGTCAACGGAGCTTGACCTCATGCCATTCAAAAAGTCCTCATACTGGACTCCCTTGGCCTGAACATTCCACGCCGTGCCCTGCGAAGTCTGGGAAAGTGACCAGACTCGTCTAACCCGAGCGTTCACATACCGAACATCATATTTCGAGCCATCCTTGCGCAACCGCACCCACATGCCGCTCACGGCATTCACGTTACGCGACGGGTCATTGGTCAGCTTCTTCATTTTGGTTTACCTCACTTGTAAAGATTCGATTTTGATTGATTTTCTGGAATGAGTAGGCGGCTAGAAGACTCTCAGCATTCACCCTCTTCGGTGGCTTCGGTGTAGAAAACGTCGTCCATTTGGTCATTGTTGAAACGCTCATTGATGTAATCGGAAATTGCCTTACCGGTATCGTCTTCGTTAATTAGCTGACTAATGCGGGTATGGCTCACACCGTTACCGTCCAAAATGTAAGCGTCTTGCGCCCAACCATCTTCATGCTCGAAAGCCTTGTTATATTCGGTTTCCGTCACATATCCCCAGTCGCCAAGGCGATAGATGCCCTCATAGGGTTGGAAACCGTCATAGCGCGTCAATGGCGATAGTTTTTCGTCAACACGTTCCACCATGTCGGCAACATCTTTAACGGTAATGGACATTTTGAATCTCCCTTAAACAAGAGGGGCACGGCCACAACGCCATGCCCCACAACGATTTATTAACGATGGACTCGCACCATGTAGCCCCTACCCCACGGGACTAGCTCCACGGGATAACCTTTGGCCTCATAATGCGATTGAGTGGCAACAGCCACGGGAAACGACTTGCAACGGTAATGGTCAATCATGGTCGATCACTCACCCATATACGCAACTGGGTTAAGTTGCATGCCGATACGCCGCCATGCCCTGACCAATTCGGCGGTAGGCGCGTACCGTTCGACAGCCGACCGGCTACCGTCGTACCGTGCGGCCATATCATTATCAAAACCGATAACAGTATCGGCCATGATATGACGCGCCTCTTTCGACGTGATGGCCTCACAATGCCAATTGCCATCAAACACGTCGTCGGCAACCCAAGCGTCACGCTCAGCCCTCGACTCGAACACGTAGAGCTCACCCGGCCATGACCCGTCATCCCATGTCGCGCCGATACCATAAGCCCAGCGGAAAGCGTAGAAGTAGCGTGCCATCATGCCACCGCCTTAAACTCATGCGATTGGATGAAATCGTTGCGGCTGCAGACGTTCTCAGGCGGGAAAAAATTACTCGGCCAGAACGTGAATGCACCGTCCTTGAAGTAGCCTCCTTCAATCCACTCGAAACGCTTACGCCGGACACGCCGAACGGTAAGCCAGACGGTATTGTATTTATCGAACGTCACCGTCTTGTCAGTGGCTTTGACGATAACGTAGATGTCGCCGGCCAACGATTGGGCCGACCAGCCAACGTGGAAGTCGCTTGGATTCAGTATTTCTTCAGGCATGGCACACCTCCATTAGTGTGATATAGGATCTATAGGTTTGATTGATTGAAATTGCCCGAATGGGCGGGAAGCGCGGATTAATGCGCCGCGCTATCGCAGTCAAACTGTCTTAACGAAAGATTCGGGCATGTCACGCCGGAACGTGTACCCGTCGAACATATCGCCGTGCATCTCCTCAACGGCAAAACCATTGCCGCGCATGAATTGTAGAAACTCACTCATGCCCATGCCGCCAAAGCACAGCTCATACCCGTAATCGAGTTTGTTGACCACGCGCGTGACCTGACCACTATAACCGGTGTTCACGTTCAGTTTCGGCCACATCATGAGTGTCTGCATAAGCGGGTTATCTTTCAACGCTAAATCAACTGCCGCACTCTCCTTGTCGTATCCACAGCCTGACACGGTACCGTTAGTGTAGTCGCCGCGAATGCCGGCGAGGTTGGCCCAGACTTCGGCACGCGGGTTACTCCCCCACATGCGTGACCTATGCCAGTTAACGTTAATCCTAAAAACAAGTTCCACACACATTGTGAATCTCCCTTGAATTGATGAAGCGCGGAGACAGCCGCGCGACTGAATGAATCTGATTGAAAGACTTAGTAGCGTTCGTCGATTAGAATGCCGTCTTGGTAGATGTACAGTCCGGTACCGCGTCCGTTGCCCATTCGAGCACTATCCCAGTAGCAGAGTCCAGCTTGACCCGAGCCGTCTTCGTTCTCACATTGCGGGATGTTCGCGGTATCACTACCGCAAGCGGACAGGGTGAAAAGTGTGATTAACGCGGCTGAAGCCGCCAGAATTTTACGCATGGTTCCTCACTTCCATGTGAGGCGTGCTAAGATAGCACAGCCTCGATTTGATTGATTGGTTAGAGAACTTTCAACTTAAGGCACGCGGCTAGGTAGTTGGCGCTACTTAGCCGCATTCTTTTAACGCATCAGGTCGCTCGGTTGGCAGTTGAGTGCACTGGATATCTTCAAAGCGTTTTCAAGAGTCATGTTCCGAACGTCTCGCCGCCCGGTCTCATAACTGCTGATGATTGTTCGCGCTATTCCAGTGCGCTTGGCTAGCTCAACTTGTGTTAAGTCGGCTTGTTTGCGCAGTTCCTTAAGTCCCATAGGCTTACCCGCTTTCTCTAGTAGTAGGTAAACCAATTATGACAGCAAAATGTATCATTTGTATATAGGGAAACACTGTTAAGTTCTCAAACTTGCTTTTGTCTTGCCCGATTGGGCTTGATAATTGATAGCATAACGTATCATTTTGGTTTAAACAAATCGGCGTGTCGGAAAACCAGCACGCCGAACAGCTCACACTGACGCGAACTCACGCACCAGCGCGTGCCGCATGATGTCATCAGCGGACACGCCACGACGTTTAGCGACGGCATCCAACATGGCCGACATGTCAGCGCTTAACGAAAACGTCCGACTGACAGCATCCGCCTGAGCGACAGGAACGACAGGCCCGGAATACACCGCACCCGGCCTTCCGCCGAACTCGCCGTTATCCGCATCGTCGGCCCACTTGTCCAACATGTCATCAGTGACCACACGGCCACCCTTCGCAACAAAAGACATGACACTTCCTCCTTTACAAAAGTTTCAGTTCCCGCAGCACCTTCGGCGTCGCACGCATGGCATGGAACACATGCCAACGATCCGACTCATCTAGTACCGCCACCATTTCCAGCAAACGCCCGTACTCGTCGTATCCAACCGCCACATAACGCAACGGGTCGGTATCCTCACGCGCCATAAACCGCACGACGTTCGACCATGCCACGCGCACCGAATCAGCGGACACGTCGGGATGTCGAGTCTGGATTGTGTTTTAGCAAGTTGGCGTCCGCTTTGTGAGCGGTGTTTTTCCGCAGTGTAGG